TTACTTCATTAACAAATCCCATCCGGCTTCAATATCTGCCATGACTGCGGGAACTCCGTTTTCTACTTGGCCGATGGCCGCGGCAAAGGCACACATTGTGGCTTTGTCGTCGATGTCTGGAATATAAGTAGACGGTACCTGCATTTCACTGCATACACGGGTAATGTATCCTGATGTATTGTTTTCACAAGGTGGTGCATATCTGTTTATAAACTCAGCAATAGTTTGTCGGTTATGTAGTTTCCGGTAGTTTTGCAGTAACTTGATCAAAGCACGATAGCCGTATGCCATCGAAATAAATTGCTTAAAACTTTTGTCTTGGCTGGGTACAATCTCACCTTGCCATTTATCCCGGTCATGTCTAATATTACCGGGATTGTTGTTTCGTAATCCTCTACTCATTTTTTTGTTTTTCTAATTATTGATATTATATCTACGATGCCTTTGTCACCCCAATATTAATTGGGTGCGATCTTATAGACAGTATGATTCGTAATAACCGTACTGCTCTTTTAGTCAATAAACTCTTCGTACAGTACCTCCATAAAATCGGCACTTTTCATTGTGCCGGGAAAGATCATATTCTTACCGTTATAGGGCATACACAAATCAAGATTATAGCTCTCAGCGGTATTGACATTCAAGATTTCATCGAACTCTTTCTGAGTGAATTTCTTTTCTTCCATCTCCACTTCTTCATCCAACTTCTCAGATTTGAAGTTAGTGACCTCTTCCATATACTTATTGAAAATTGGCATGAAAGTTTCATGCTTGTCGTATTCCTCTTCAGTGAGGGCAGATTTTAGCATTTCAGGAGTAAGGTTACGAATGTCCTTATCTCCACGGGCCTTATTTTCCAGTTCGTCTATTTCCTGAAGCTGTGTATCATAACCCTCCGGCTTCAGCCCCTCACGGGCTTCCTTTACATCCTCTTCAAACTGCTTGCGAAATTTGCCGTAATAAATACGGGTCATCATCACTTTAGATTTGAGCTCTGCCGACAGTTCCTTATCTTTATAAGCAAGAAGAACGGCTTTCAGGATAGATGCCTTTTTAATTGCATCACTAAGTTTCACTTTCACGATTTTCTTTTCTGTTTTTGTTTCTTGATTTTCCATTGATTTTGTTTTAATGTTATTCTACGATAGTGTTAAATATCATACCGGATACGGCCTGTTCAACAGCTTTCTCAAATTCGATGCCGGCTGTCAGAGCCTGGTCCCGTTCCGGTTCATTTTCCTCAGATGGATTGACCATATCGTTCAGTCCACGGGTAACCGTAAAGGAATACTTGAAAGGTGCCATGGCCTTCGAATCTGTTTTTTGTACGGAAGCGTCAATGCGCTTGATCCGTTTACTGTCGTTATAGACTTCGACCGTTCCGGATACTTTAAATCCGTTGATCTCTTTCTCCACTTTCATGGAAGTGGTTACGTTACTGATTTTTGTTTCTTGATTTTCCATTATTCTAAGTTATTTGGCTCTAAAGAAGATAGAACCGGATTGATAATTGTCTCCTAAGTATCTCGCTGTATAGTTTACATAGTTATTTTGAGAAGTCTGTACACGAGTAAATGATTGAGAGTTGAATGTATACGACTCTCCCTGTGACAGCATTTCTCCGATCGGAGCAGGAGATAAAGACTCACCCATACCACCGAGGAAAGCACCAATCGGATCAGACTCAAGGAATACTGAGAATCGGGCTTTCTCCCATGCTCCTTTAATAGACGTAAATGTACATTCCAAATGATATTCATTCGCAAAGTCATTAACGACCTTATAATCAAATTTAAAGCTGTTCGGTACAGGCTTGGCAAGGGTCTTGACCATGTAAGCTGTCTCTAGAGGACCCTGATTCATTGAAAACAGAGTCACATTTATACTACTGTAAGACTGCTCTGAAGCTTCAGCATAGGAAGCAACCATATAAACATCCACTTTACCGTCCGGCCAATTCGGAACATCCAACACCACTGCATATTCTTGTTGCTGCATCTCCATAACGGACCTGTTCAGTGTACGGAATCGAAGTTCTCCGTTTGCCTGATGCCTTACCACCACACCCATATAAGCCCTGCTGATATCAGCTATATTATTAATTGATATCTCAGCATTCTGCCTTAGCAGGATGGAGCATCTGAATTGCGAATTGGGATACAGGCCGGGGTCCGGATGCATCGAAAACAGATGTGGGGCTTTAGGATTATAGCCTGCATAATCTGAAATTCTCAACGGACTGCCGCTACCGCCGGGAAAATCCCATGACCAAGGAGACATGGGGGAGCCCACAGCCGGGAGAGAACCGGTCGGAGGGAGGATGATACCGAAATTCCCATTATCAGCTTTCCACCAGGCATCGGCATCCGTTACAAACTGTTTGTTGAATTTAACGGGCTTCTTCAAAGAGAAGATGTTCACATTCGCCCGGACCCCAAAATAATCGCTTGAATTGTCCCCGACGCTACCACCGTTTGCGTTCAGGGTATCACGGATGTCCAGGTTAGTAAACCGGGCAGGAATGACATTATAAACAGCCATCCTCACCTCCTTTCCTAAGGAAAGTAACACTGCCAGACAAAGCGATATCGCCAATTTCACCGTTATAGACATAATCACCTTCAATTAGTTTTTCATACTCAAAATCTTCTTTCTTTTGTTGTAAGGAGATTTTACCCCCCCCATTTTGTAACCATATTTTACAATAAGGTTACCTTCAATAAATAGTTTTACTCTTTCCATATCATTCAAATCTAAAATAGCATGTAAAACGATAATAATCATTAGCAGGAAGGGCCGGAACATCCGGCATAGAGACCGGTGTTCTGAAGTTGACGGACTCACCTGCCATCCAGTCGTTTCCTAAGCGTGTCGGTGTAGTGGAAGATGTTATGCTTTGTGCTTTCTCGGCAACAGTAACACCGTCACTTGCACGGGTCGCAACGACTTTTACAGACTTTAAATAGTAATTATTGTCCAGTCTGCTTATTAAGCGGCCCTCTTGAAAGAGACTTCCGGAGTTGATAATCGCCGTACCGATTAAAGATATCTTTCTCGCTTCGATAATGCTAAGTCCAAGGATGCCGAACGAGTAAACATCGGCATGCGGGGTGACAATATCAACGGTCGACTCATCAAAACCGTCCTCTGCGTTCAAGCTGTAATAGGATTGTGTCGTTTCACCCTGCCAGGATGGAACCTGCGATGTACAGATGAATACCTTTATCCTGACTCCCGTCTTATCTGATTTCAAGAGCTCGCAATCGGATATGTTCAGTGTCACCCCTCCATTGAAAATTGTAACCGAAAGCGTTTTAATAAGCGTCCGGTTTCCGTATGTGACAGCACATCCCAAATATGAATTAGAGGGGAATATATCGGCCGGGACAACATTGTATGTTGAATCAAGTGATTTCAGCATCAACTTCACAACAGTGGCACTGCCGGAAGCAAGGATAAGTCCGGAGGGAAGCATGGTAGTGAATGGTACGGTAGCTTCCGGATTGTATCCGGCAAAATCACCGACACGCAGGTTGTACGATCCCTGAACAGGTATATCATAGGTGTAAGTTCCGGTCAGTAGCGCAATATCCGCTGCACGGGGGACATTGATACCGTAGTTTCCGGAATCGGCACGGAACCAGTTCGGGTCCTCCGTATTAAACATGATATTTCTTTTCACCGGTTTACGTTTGCTCCACATGTTAATGTGTGCAGCAGCAGAGAAATAGTTAAGCGAGTTATCGCCCACACTTCCACCATAAGCGTTCAGGGTATCGCGGATATCCAGGTTAGTAAACCGGTCAGGGATTCGATTATATACCGCCATTAAGCAGCCCTCCTTTCTAATTGTTCAATTCTGTTTCTCAATTTGATATTTTCCTTTTCCAAAGCATACATTCTCAACTCCGTGTCTGACTTCCATTTATAGTCTGAAAGGAGATGATCCCGGAGGAACCGGGCTGCATGCACTGCGTATACATAAGCGCAGACAGCATAGTCCATCGTTTTAAAGTTACTCGTATCATGAGTCAGTTCCGGAAGGATCTGCTCGGTGTACTGAGCATAACCACCCACATGGAGAAGCCCGTCACGATCTCTCTTCTTACTGTTCCAGCGGTAGTAGATAGTGGGTGAGTCTGCGATCTGATCCAATTGCAGGGTTACTTCACCCAGATAGGTTTTATAACGTGAGTCGGAGCCCCAGGTTGAATAACCGGAGACATAGTGGTTACCGGTAAAACTCCAATTACCGCCGCCATAGTCCATGATATAGGATTTTCCAGAACTGGAATTGGTTGAGGTTGATGTTCCCCACCACCAGTACATGTGATCATTGGAGTGTACACCGATACCAAAGGTATTGTCAGAAGCCCTCACTTCTATTCCTCCATGGTCTGACCTGCCCTGGAATACAGCATACACATTAAAACCTGATGCGCCTGAGCCGCCATAGATACCACTTACAGCAAGACCGCCATTAGTACTCAGGTGACCACCGGCATAAATCCTGCCACTTGCGTTAATACCTCCGGCGGTATGGATGGCATCGGAAGAAGTACTGCTGACATAGAACTGCTTACCGTTATAGACACGTACCCAGGTCGAATCTGTCATGTGGATACCACCGCCATAGGATTCACAATAGAATCCATTACTTCCACCGGCCCTGACCCAACCGGCAGAATATATGTCTGATGTAGTGCTAATCCTTCCGTTTGCATTTAAGGTACTGCAAGTCCAGGCAGCAGAAGAATGGTTTGAGTTATAACCGGTCCATATATGGTACATTGTGCCATAACTTGTAGCGTGATATTTTTGACTGCTTATATAAATAAGAGGAGCACCACCCCTTGAAAAATGCAAAGCACACATATCCGGAACATCAGTACCACCATATCCATTAATCCATAAAGTATCGCCCCAATATGAATCAGGATTAACGCCTGTCATAGCTACTTTGACCCCCATACTATTATTGAAATAGGTTTGAGGATTCGCCTGTTGTCCGCCGACATAGTTCGGAAGTATAAATGTGGCAGATGCAGAATTACCCATAAAATGGTTACCATACACATAGTTCCATAAGTGCCCGGCATCTCCCAAGCTATAGGTAGAACTACTATAAGGTAATACACTTCCATTCACAAACAAGCTATTAGCAAAATATAAACTTCTCGCAGGTTTAGTAATGAAATGTACATATGAATCATTTTCAGAGCCTATTTTGATTTCAATACCATTATACCTGGAATAAAGGAAACCCGCATCAGCAATAAGGTTACCTGCATAGACATTTCTATATCCAGAACTATCTTTAAATCTAAAATTACCCCCATTGTCTAATTCTAAGTGACATCCTACAACTCCTGGTTGATGAAATCCGATAGAAGGAGATATAGTAGAACCATTGCCATTAATCATTAGAGATGCTTTTTCATAAGTGACTCCACTTGGCTCTCTAAAGTAACAATTAAATAATCTTCCATTAGTATATCCCCAATAACCAACTTGCTTAGCATTAGACCTAAATTCTATAATTCCATCAGCTTGCCAATGTAAACCAGTATCGCTGTCTCCAATAGCCAAACTAACAGAAGGACCACCTTCATTGTTATTTGTTCTATTAATAAATAGTTTTCCATCTGAATCAAGAGTCATTCTATATCCATTAGTTCCAAACCACCAATCGAAACTATAAGCATTTCTGATACCGGCACCTACAGTCCATAAAGGTTTATCTGCACCTACAGCTGTATTATTATTGTAATAGCTAATACTTGATTCTTGACCATTTCTATTAACGACCCCTAATTTGCCATAAGATGAACCACTGTATCTCACAAATATACCTTCCTCACTGGTTCCGTTACATCTGATTTCATAGTTGCCAAGTCCTCCTCCAAGGCCAGATTGAGTGCTTTTAGCTACTGCAACATGGAACATTCTATCAGCACTTGCTTGTTGAATATATCCCCAGTCTTCTCCTTTAATATCAATGGCCTTTCTATTTAATATTCTAATAGTTCCTATTGTACCAAGTCCAGTTCCAGATATATCACTTCCAAGTTCAACGATAGAATTTTTTATTTCGGTGTTAAATACCTCTCCACTCTGAGAATTGAAATACTTAACATAAAACGGTAATCCTGTAGTACTTATATCATATATAAGGGTTTTGATACTATCTAAACTTGCAGCAGACGCCCATTTAAGACCGGCATATTTAACTCCATTATAAGTAAATGTACAAGGCTTTGGAGCATCTTCACCTTCATTTATACCATAGCCATTGTATAATACGCCAAAGTTAACATTTGTTTGATTGTACCTTTTGATAACATTAAATTGTACAGAACCATTGGGATAAATGCCATTTCCTCTTCTGTAAAACATAGTACCGCTTGCATAATTATATTCAGAATCAGCAGGACTAAGTTTACATAAAGCAACTACCCACCACCCATAGTCTGAATATATATTTTGTCCCTCAAAGTAAGGAGTTGCAACTTTATTACAATCTTCAAGAAAAGCTATACCTTTCCAATCAGTAGCCCAAGAAGAACCTTTGCCATCCCTATAATATAATCTATTATTAGTGTTATCTGTTGAAGAAGGCCCAACAAGTTCCCAGGTAGCATAACCTTCTCCCCAACCTTTCACATGAATACCTGACCACCAGTTAGAGGATGGCATGCCAGACATATGAAATAAGCCACTAATATTATAATTATCATAAGAGGTTGGAAGTATTGTGTCATTTCTTCTATCAATAACTCTTAAGTAATTAGATTTACTTGAATACTGAATACTGTTTTGGTCACCACCATACGCTAATGCATAAAGGTTGGAATCCAGACTACCATCAGCTTTGAGAAATTGTGA